CAGTCCGGCGGCCGTCCCTGGCAGCGCCACACCTGGGTGCGGATGCGGTGCAGCGCCGCCTCCGGGTCGCCGGTGCCGGCCGGCCGCTCGAAATGGGAAGAGGGGGGCTGGGAAGAGGGGGCCTGGGAAGAGGGGGCATGAGTCCTGACTCGCTTTCCCTGTCCCTGTCCCTGTCCCTTGGCGCCCGTCACAGGATCCGTCACAGGCCCGGTCACAGGCTCTGTCGCCGGCTCTGTCACAGACGCGCGGCCGTCCTGTGACAGACTCTGGCGCAGCGCCTGCAACTGGGCTTCGGCGTCGCCTTTCGCCGTCGCATCGGCGATCTGCGACAGCCGCTTCTCGAGGGCGGCGATGCGCGCCTTCAGGGTGCGCTGGCGCTGGTTCAGCTTGCTCTGCCACTGGTCGTTGACCACCTCGGCGACCACGGCGTGGTACAGCCGGCCGTCGGCGCATTTGTACCAGCCGTGCAACGCCCCGGCGCGCAGCTTGCGCCAGGTCCTGAGGTCGCGGCCCAGCTCGGCCAGGCGGCACAGCTCGACATCGTCGTCGGGCAGCGAGCCGGCCGGCCGCTGGTCCTGGGCCTTCAGCCACAGGGTGACGCCGGCCCGCCATTCGGCGTCGCTGGCCCGGGCATGGAATGCCGAGCCGAACAGCCGCGCCCGGTAGAGCGGGGCGAAGGGGAAATCCTTGAGGTCGGCCTCGGCCGGTACCGGCGGTGTCGGCAGCGCGTCAGTGCCCATGCGTCTCCCCCTCCTCATCCATCAGGTCGCCGAAGCGCATCCGCGACAGGTCGCAGAACAGCCGCACGCTGCCGACCCGGCCGCCGCGCAGCTTGGGCATCAGCACCTCGGCGACGTTGTGCGCCTGGGCGCACCGCTGCTCCCAGGCGGCGTAGCGCAGGGCGAACCGGCCGTCGTCCTCGTCGGGACGGCGCATCGGCTCGCCGCGCTCCAGGTAGTATTGCTCGCGGAACACCAGCAGCACGGCGTCGGCATCCTGTTCGATCGCTCCGGAATCACGCAGGTCGGACAGCTGCGGCCGCTTGTCCTCGCGCAGCTCGCAGGCGCGCGAGAGCTGGGACAACAGCAGCACCGGCACCGCCAGCTCCTTGGCCAGCGCCTTGAGGCCCTTGGTCAGGTCCTCGATCTGGTGGACCCGCTGCTGGGTGGCCGGCCCGGCCGGCTGCACCAGGCCAAGATAGTCGACCACCACCAGCCCCAGCCCCTTGCGCGCCAGGCGCCGGCACTGGGCGCGGATCGCCGCCAGGGTCGGCGCCGCGGTGTCGTCGATCTGCAGCGGCAGCGCCGCCAGCGCCTGGCGGGCGGCGACGGCGCGCTCCCAGTCGGCCGGCTCCAGCCGTCCCAGCTGCGAGCGCTCGTAGTCGAGATCGGCCAGGGCGGCGATCATCCGCCCACTCAGCTCGTCGCCCGGCATCTCCAGCGAGAAGAACGCCACCGGATGGGACGCGCGGGCGGCGGCCAGGGCGATGGACACCGCCAACTGGGTCTTGCCCATGCTCGGCCGGCCGGCCAGGATCACCAGATGGCCGGGCTTGAGCCCGCCGAGCAGGCGGCGGTCAAGGCCGCGCAGGCCGGTGGGGACGCCGCCGTGCCGGCCCTGCCCGGCCGCCTCCCAGCTGCCCAGGATGGCGTCGGCGAAGCCGGCGGCGGCGCGCAACCCGGCGCTGCCGGGGCGGCCGCTGTCGGCCAGGGCGGTCAGCGCCGCGTCGTGTGCATCCATCACCTCCTGGGCGGTGTCGCCGTCGCCGCCATCGGCGGCGGCCAGGCGCAGCCGCTCGGCCAGGGTGATCAGTTCGCGGCGCAAATGCAGGTCGAACACCAGCCGGCCGTAGTCCTCGGCATTGACCAGGCTGGCCACCGAGCCGGCCAGGCGCACCAGATAGGACAGGCCGCCCAGCTCGTGCAGCTGGGCATCGCTTTCGAACAGGGTCTTCAGCGACACCGGGCTGGCGACGTGGCCCTGGTCGGCCAGCCGCCGGCAGGCGGCATAGATGCGGCCGTGCACCGGATCGGCGAAATGCTCCGGCCGCAGGAACGTCGCCACCTGGTCGAGCACCCGGTTGTTGACCAGGATGGCCCCCAACAGCGCCTGTTCCGCCTCGAAATTGTGCGGCGGCACCCGGTCGGGTGGCGGCGCGGCAGCGGCCAGCCTCATCGCCGGCCCGGGCGGGTGCCCGTCGCGTCCGCGGCGGCGTCCTGTGGGGACGCGGGCAACGCAACGGCGTCCTGTTGGGACGCCGCGCTATGGTGGGACCACATCCACGCCCGCACCCGTTCCATGGTGTCGGCGCGCGGCCGCCGCCCCTTGTTCAGGACATCACCAACGAAGCACGGGTCGTTGACCGCCGCATCGCCCAGCCGGGTGGCGCTGACCTCGGGATGGTCCCTGAGAAAGCGCTGGATATCGAATTGGAATCGCCTCATAGGTCATAGGATATATCCTATTATCACGGACGGATCAATCCAAATACAAGGCTGTTCAGGATCGCTTATAGGAAATATCCTCTGCCGACGAACAGGGGCGCAACGGTGCTGGAAGACGAGAGCAGGATGAGCCGCAAACGCAAGATCGACGACATGGACACGGCCGGCCTGGACGAGGCCGCCCTCGACCCCATCCGGCGGCGGGTGTTGCGGCGATCGCGGGAATTGCGGCTGTCGCTGGCGGCGCTGAGCCGGCGCCTGAATCGCAACGAAGCCTATATGCACCAATTCATGTGGCGCGGCAGTCCCAAGGACCTGCCGGAGCCGGTGCGCCGCCCGCTGGCGCAGATCCTCGGCGTCGACGAGGCCGAGCTGCGTGGCGAGGAGCCGGGGCCCGCGCCGGCGCCGGTGCTCGCGGGGGGAGGGGGAATGCCGTCGGCGCCACACCGGGATATCCCGGTGTGGCGGATCGGCGACCTGCTGGCCGCGCCGCCCAGCGAATGGGCGCCGCGGCCGCCGGCCCTGGCCGGCGTCGCCCGCGCCTTCGCCCTGTGGGTGGCGGAGCCGGCCGGCCGCGCCCGGCCCGGCGACCTCGCCTATGTCCACCCCACCCAGCCGGCCCGCCTGGGCGACATGGTGGCCCAGGTCGATCGCGAGGACCGGGTCATCGGCCTCGGCGAGCTGCTGTCGGCCACTCAGGTGGACGACGAAACCGGGCGACATGCCATCGACCGCGCGGCGGTGCGACTGTGCAAGGTGGTGTGCCTGGAACTGGCGTGAGGCGGCCCCTTCCCTCCCCCGATGGGGGTGAGGGGGGAACGGCATGTGATCCGCGGGGCAGGGGCGGTTCAGGGGCTCAGGGCTTGCACGGCGCGCTCGACCAGGCGCCAGTTGGCGCCCAGCTCCTCGCCGTCACCCAGCTCGGCGCGCTGCCAGTGCAGCGCCATGCGCAGCAGGCGGCAGGCGTCCTCCGGTTCCAGCGCCCGCCGCAAAAGATCGTCCTCGATGGCATACATCCGGTCGAGATGCCGTTCCATTTCGGCGTTCAGCTCGGGCCGGATCTCCGCCGCCGCCCGCATCCGCCGCTGCACGTCCTGCACCCTGAGCCGCTGCTCGTCCCACCGCTGCCACAATCCTGCCGCCCCCATCACCACCACCCTTCTTCCGCTCGTCGCGCCTATCGCGACGTTGGACGTTTCCTATACTAACCAAGACATTTCCACTAGTCTAGAGGACAATGTCTAGGCGGGAAAACGATCGGACCACTATACGGGATGGTTTCAGGCGTCTGGCGTCAACTGCCTCTTTGGTAGCGGTCATGCGAAAATCCATCCGGCATCACGGCGACGCATCCGCATGTTCCGGATGCGCCATTGCCACTCACGCGGCCAATGCGGTTATGTGATGAGGTGTCGGCAACCAGAACCATTCACCCCAGGCCTTTTGGGCTTGGGGAATTCCTATGTACCATAAGAGATCCACAATTGTCGGGCCACTGCGCCGGCCCGTCACTGGTCCGAGACCACCACCAGGCCGCACAGAATCACCACTTCCAGCGGGCTGCCGGCGCCGCGGTTCGGGTTGGCCTCGCAGCGGTACAGCGGCGCGGCGTCGACCGGCTGCTTGACCGGCAGGTTGAGGCCGCAGCCGCAGATGCCGCTGGGGGTGCCGCGGCAGTGGGCGCCACAGCTGGAGCAGCGAAAGTCGTCGCCATCGGCCAGCACCCGCGAGCCGCAGAAGCGGCAGGCGTGGTCGACCAGGGCCCAGGTCCGCGGCGCGTTCATACCCACAGCTCGAGCTGACCGTCCGCCCGCTCCAGGTTGAGCCGCGGCCGGCCGAAGGCGAGCGCGCCCGGCGCCGCGTGCCGCTTGCCCAGGGTCACCATCGCCTCGACCCGGCCGGTGACCCGCTCGAGCTGGACCGGCGCCCCCGACACCGCCAACCGCACGCTGTGCAGCCGGTCGGTCAGCCGCGGCCGCGTCCCCTTGCCGTTGCGGCCCCTGAGCACCTCGAGATGACGGTTGTAGCAGCTGATGCAGAACAGGCCGCCGATGATGCGGTCGCTTTCCTGGCCACAGCGGGCGCAGACATGGCGCAGCAGCGCGGCCGCGGTCGGCGGCGCCAGTTCGACCCCGGCGCGGACGGCGCCGGCGGGACAGTCCACGCACAGCGCCCGGCCCTCCCACGGCGCCGGCGGCGCGTCCCGGCAGGACAGCCACAGTCTGGTACAAGAGGTTTCCAACAGCCGCAGCGCCCGGCGGTCACACACCACCAAGGTCACGGCTTCCAAACTCGCAGCCTCCGCCATGATGCCCTCGATCTTGTAATTATACTAGTGTTCGCAGGATTGTTACCAGATGTGGCCGGGACCATGCAACCGCGATCCCGACCGGTTGCGGAGGGCACATAAAAAAACCCGGGACCGGCGACGACCGGCCCCGGGCAGTCCAGGGAGAGGAAAACCTGGGAGAAAGATGCGGACACCCGCCGTCCGCCGGCCAACCCCGCGGACGCGCCACCGGCCGCGGGGAAGACAATGACGCGCCGGACAGGGGAACTCCGGCCCGTCGGTATCAATAGGTCTCGTTCATCACCTCGTCCCAGCCGCCCGCGGCGGCCTGCCGTTCCATCTCCGCGACCTCGGCGTCGAAGTCGGGGTCGCGGATCTCGGTCGCCAGCTGGGGATCGTCCCACAGCCGGTGCGCCCAGTAGTCCAGCGCGATGTCCTCGCTGGTGGCGTCGAGGAACCGCGGGTCGGTGGGCGGCAGGCCGTAGCGGCGGCGAAAGGCAAAGGCCATGGTGTCGGCCAGGGCGAAGCCCCGGTCGCGGCCGTTACGGTCCAGCGCCGCGGCGAAATCGGCCCTCCTCGAGCTTCAGCGCCGCGTGCACCCGGGCGATCTTGTCGATGTCCAGCGGATCGAGCGGGTCGAGCCCGTCCAGGTCCCAGCCCTCGGGCGCCGTCTCGGTCAGCACCGTCAGGCTGGCCAGCTGATAGGCCCAGGCCTCCAGCGCCCCGTCCGAGGTCGGGCCGCCGAGAATGCGCCGGCCCTCCGCCTCGATGCGCAGCTGGTCGCGGATGGTCCGCTGGCGAAACACGAAATCGCCGATGCCGGCCACCGCGGCGGTGAAGCTGCGCGCCATCACAGGCCCTTCGAGACGACGTCGAGGGCGTTGAAGGTCACCTCATCGGAGACGATCTTGTTGGCGGCGACCTCGAAACTGCCGGTGGCGTAGGAGCAGCCGACGAACTTGCGCAGCAGCTTGCCGTCGTCCTTGCCGTAGATGCACAGGTCGAAGACGTGGCCCTTCAGCACCTCGTCGCCGTTTTCCGGCAGGATGCCGAGGGCGCGCAGGTTGTCCTTCATCAGCACCAGGTTCTTGACCACGATGCTGTGCTGCGCCTTGGTCGGCACGTATTCGAGGGCATGGATATCGCCGATGCCATAGGCGGCCTCGGGGGCATAGTTGTCGGTCGGCTTCACCGACTGGCACAGGCCGACCTGCTTGCCGTCGAACTCGACGACGATGCGATTGCCCGATTGGGTCTGGACATTGGTCTTCACGGCTCAGGTTCCTTGTCTGGCGGTCACGCGGCGGTGGCGACGCCGGAATACGGCACGACGGCGACGGTGATGGCGATGAAGTTGTTGGGAATGACCGGGCTGCATTCGAAGCTGACGCGCAGCACGTCGCCCGCCAGCTCGGCGCGGATCTTGCGGAAGGCCGGGCTGGCGGCGTCGCCGACGATCACCTCGGGGCCCTGCGGCTCGGGACGGGCCAGCTCCATCAGCTTGGTTTCGGTGATGCTGATCGCCCGCGACAGCAGGCGCGGCGACATCTTCTGCCCGCGCAGCACGTCCAGCGCCTCGCGGATGTTGCGGGCGACGAAGTCGGTGGCGACGCCGGTGCTGACCTCGACCCGGTTGTACTTGTCGTCGATCAGCCAGGTGGACACCGAGCGCACCACCTTGTAGCCCTTGGGGGTGTCCTCCAGGCACAGCACGCCGGCATTGATCAGGTCGTCGGTGTCGGTGGGATTGCGCGGCGACACTTCCAGGCCACGCAGCTTCAGCGCCTTGTTGGTCAGCGGGGTGCCGGGATTGCAGCCGGCGAAGCCGGCGGCGACCACCGCGGCGGTCATGTAGGGCGGCAACAGGACCAGGCTGCCGGCGTCGTCGTAGTCGTAGTGGCCGGGCCACACCAGGCCGGTGCGGTCGCTGTTGAGCGCCTTGGGCAAGGACTTGACCGCGTCCAGCGTGGTGCCGCTGTCGGGGCCGACGAAGGCGCGGCGCTCCTGGCGGGCGATCACGCTCATATAGCTGACATGGGCGTCGGCGGCGGCGTGCAGCGCCGGATTGGCGGTCAGCGGCACCACCCACTGGCAGTCCACGCCCTGCAGGGTGGTCAGGGCGTCGGTCCAATCGCCGATGGTCGGCACCGGGTTGCTGCCGCCGGCCAGGTAGGTCCAGTCGACATTGGCCGGGGCGGCGCCGGCCCCGTCGGGGCGGCTGGCGGTGGCGAAGCCCTCGCCGACGCCGTTGAACCAGTCGATGCAGGCCTGCAGATGGGCCGAGAGGGTGGCGACGCCGCCCTTGATGTCCAGGCCGCTCACCGTGTCCAGGCCGTTTTGCGTCGGCTTGCGCTCCGAGCCGGCGATCGCGGCGGCGGTGATGCCGGCAACGGCGTTGAGGCGGTCGACCAGCTGCTCGACGGTGGGATAGCTGCCCAGGTCGATGGTGTCGAGGGCGGCGCCGTCGACGCTCAGCACCAGCTGGGCGTTGCCGACCGTGACCGTGGCGGCGACGCCGCTGCCGGTGTACTGCAGGGTCAGGGCGTCGCGGGCGATGTTGTCGGCCGAGTAGTAGTTGCGGCCCAGCTGGGTGGTCAGCTTCTTGCCGCGCACCGAGCCGCTTTCGACCTTGATCTTGAGCTGGTTGGCCTCGACGCCGTAGAGGTCGGAGGTGACGAGGATGCTGGCGGCGGCGGCGGCGTCCGTCAGCGTCAGGGTCGCCGGGGTGGCGCGGCCCACCGGGATGGCGATGACGGTGGACGGCGCGTCCAGTTCGGCCGACGGGTTGAACGCCTTGCGCACCGCGGTCAGCAGCTCGCCGCTCCGCAGCACCGCCTGCGCTTCCGCCGGGTTGCCAAATTTGTAGACCGTGTTGGGCTTGCCGCCGCTCGACCGGCCGAGCAGGGCCAGGATGTTGCCGACGGTCAGGCCCATCGGCATCATCGCCGAGTCGTCCACCTTGGTGACGGTGGTCGGCGTGGTGTAGAGCCGGCCGTTGAAGAAAAGATGCGAGGCCATTCGGGGTGCTCCTCGGATACGAGGGATGAAGGACAGGGATTAGGCAAGGGCCACAAATAACCGCTTCGCTTGGCAGGCCCTTGCCTCAAGCCCGAGCGGCGTCTGAGCCGGGGTTTGCGCGGAGCGCAATCCCCACGCGTAGAGAGCGAAGGCGACGCGCTTGTTTCTGCGCGTTGCCTTAGGCGGGACGGTGGACGAAGGCATCGAACCGCGCCCGGTAGGCGGCTTCGCCGTCCCGCGATCGACCCGCCGCGGTCTCGTCGTGGTGGAAGGCCGAGATCAGCTCGACCCGCTTGTCGGTGGCCGACAGGCGGCTGCAGAACTCCGACAGCGACAGCGGGAATTCGGCCGGTTCGGCGGTCACGGCAACGGCGGGCGGGGCAACGGGGGGGATGGGGGTCATGGTCATGGGGGATCGCCTCAGGTGATGATGGTCAGGTCGACGGCCGCCAGCGCCGGGGCGGGGGCGGTGATGAAGCTGGGGGCGACGCAGTCGAAGGTCGCCGCGGTCTTGCACAGGGTTCCGGCCGCGCTCGCCAGGTCCTGGTCGGCGCCCTGGGCGTAGCCGATCTGGTCCAGGCCGGCGGCCTTGAACACCGCCAGGTTGGCCTGGATGATCCGCTTGAGGGCGCGGCGCAGCGCGTGCCGCTGATCGGCATCGGCGCACAGGCCGGCCACGCCCAGGGTGATCTGGTCGAGCCAGCCTTCGGCCTCGTCCCAGGCGCCGTCCGGGCACCGCATATCCAAGAAAGGCTGGTCGCCGAGCGCGCGCTCGAGCGGCGCCGCCGCCTGCAGCCACACCCAC